AATCATAGCTACAGAACCCATTACTGTTGGCAGTAATACTGTATTCTCATGTGCTAGCTGATTGGCTAGTTCTAAGAATTTTAGTTTGTTGTGAATCTTCACTAATAACATGGTATCTTGACGATTGTATTCAATAAACTTTTTAAAGTCTTTGTTATACAACTGGTCAAGAGTACCTTCATATTGAGTTTTGTTCTCACCTACTTCCATCTCACCAATAGCATCTAACTTATATGAATGTCGTGATTCATAGTTATATTTCTTGTAGAGTTGTAAATAGTCTAAGTGAATACGACCAACTAAGTCGTATGTAGTTTCACTTTTGCCAAATCTTTCGTATTCCCTTGCTTTGGGAAGTTGACCCATCAAGCAAAACTTGCGTGTGTCATCCTTACTCATTACTCGTGTGACACGGTTAACCATATAAGGTATATCATAGCCCTCAGAGTTCCAGCCAGTCATTACATCAGCATCTTCAATGAGTTGAAAGAAAACATCAAACATATCCTTCTCATTTGTGAAAAGCATACAGTTTTCAAATTCATTACAAATCTCTTGTGCTGTCTCTGGACTCATGTGCTTTGGGGCAATGACCAATGTAACCAATGTATCTTGCCAATCCAAATATAATGAAATAGCAGTTACTGGATTGAATGGATCAGTTGTGGGACTGAAACCCTTCTCAGGATCAAAGTCTACTTCAATGTCAAAGAAACAAGTATGAAGTTTAGGAACATCTGCCTTAAGATAGTTTTCACTTAGGCAGCGAAACACTACTGGTACATCACTTTCAAATAATTTCTTACCTGAATGGATGCGTCTTTCCTTTTCAAACTCTTGTCGTTTGCGTGTACTGAAACGATTTACAGGGTCACCATATATACTGCGATACTTTCCCTTATGATCGGGATAGTATAGTACATAATTTGTGGGATATTCTTTGTATTGACGCTTTCCGTTCTGGTCTCGTTCTACAACGTAGATACGATCCTCATCCCTGCTATGAATAGCATCAACGTAACTCAAAGTGTTTTACCCACAGTTTCCAAAATAGTATTTAGTTCTTCGTGGTCAGCGTTTGTTTGACCAAGACTTGCTTTGTGTGCGACAGATATTGCCTTCTTAAGAATGCCTGGCTTTACTTCCAGTTCTTCTGCGATAGCTTTCACAGTATCAGATAGACCCTCACGTAGAGTATCAATCTCGTGTAGGACTACCATGCCCTCGTTGATAAGTTGAGTCAACTTAATCTTTTGCTCTCCGGTAAACATTTTACTACTCATAGTTTCTCCTTGTTAAAGTAATTAGTATACATGACTTGTGTAGAAAAGTCAAACATTTTGCTGTTTTTCTACAATCTTTTTAACCACAGTACGCAGTCCAGGGTTAACGTGTAATGCGTGTGGCATTAATTGTGTGCGTACATAGTTACGCATATATTTTGTGTCATCGTTACTATTGTCGTGACACCAACCAATAGATTTCTGTTCGCACCATTTTGTAAATTCGTTTTTGTTTGTAGTTAAAAATGGGCGTACAATATTGTTTCTTTTTGCCGGGATAACTTTAGCTTGCCCATGCATCGCTGACCAAAGATATGTTTCTACACAGTCATCCAGATGATGTCCGGTAATGACTGGACCTAATGAATTGCCAATGCTATCTAAAAAGTCATAACGTTCATTACGCCAATGTTCTTCCATGCTAAGTTCTTTGGGTTTACTATTTTTAATCATTCCGATCATCAATGGAAGATTATGTTCAGTGCAGAAATTGGCAACAAATTCAAATGCCCGCTCACTATTTTCTGTTCCATGATGAAAGAAAGCACACCCTACCTTATGTTTATGTGAAAGGAAATCTGTGATAGCAACAGAGTCTACGCCACCGCTAAGTGCGACAACGATTTCTTTTGGCAATGGAAAGAGTAGTTTTAGCATCTATGCATTATAGCATAGATTTATCTTTATTGAAAGATTTCTGGGTGGTCTTTGCCAAATATTTTCATGTATTTGCCCGCACCCATATCTGCTAGCATTTCAATTGGGCTACCTGGATAACTGTCACCCGGTTTAATCATGCCCAATTCTCCTTGACGGACATGAACCAATTCATGAAAAACGGTACGCATAATATCAACCATATTACGATTAGCAACATATACCCAAACGCTATTATCACTATCTAAATGTCGTCCAGTGTGATGACCTTCCTGTGCTTCTTCAGTATTGTAGCTAAATTCAAATTTAGGGGTAGATTGTAGATTAAGTTTTTGACTTGCCCATTGAATAAATTTCTGCATTATTGGGTTATCTGCTAAGAAGTCTGGTTCATCATTAGCTTCATCTAATTTATCCTTGATCCAATTATCAGGATCTTTATGAAATTTCTTTATGAACAAGTCATGTAGTGCTTTACCAGTAATACGATGTTTATTAGCAATTTGCTGCATTAATTTGTCAATGGTATTGTAGTCATGTTTTTGTAATGACGGCAATCTTTCCGCTAATTCAAAGGCAGCAGATTCAATAATGATGTGTTCAGTGAGCATTATGTATTTATCAAAAGTGCTCACTTTGACGAACTAAATGGGTAGCGATTCCTATTCGTCAGCCAGCAGCCGGCTACACGGCCCTAAGGTGTGTTCTTACCAAGTATTTTCTTTTAATTCTAACGTATATGTATCAAATCGTTTTAATCTAGCTAGAAACTCATTACTTCCCATTGATGTTACTCCGGTCAATACTAAAATAATTCTATCCGAATCGCCTGCATTTGCACTAGCATAAGAAGTAGTACGCCAATCGTAAGAATATACATCACCTGCTTTCCAATTTGTATGGATTTCATTATCAAAGCAATAGAAATGTCCTGGTTTATAATCAGTTAAATGAATTATGATTCTTTTAATTGAATAGGGATATTCAGTATTATAATGTTCTAGATCATCTGTTTTTATCAGACTGAGTTTGTTTGGCTTTTGTATATCCAATTTGATATCAGAATTTGTTAAATTAAACAGATTCTTTATTTTTTGAAGTAATTCGTCATTAACATTACTCCAATCTCCGATTAATGTACCTAATTTTGTGATGTTCATACTGATATTTAGTATGGAATATTATTATTAATATTAATCGTCTGACTTGCCACACTTAATACGTTTAGCATTAGTAAGAGCACCAAAGTCAACGGGCCATTCTTGGCCAGGATTTAATTCTTTGGCATTAGCAGGAAACATATATTTCACCCCTGCCATTGTTTGAATTTGACTAATTGGTAAACGAAACTTAGTTAAGTCATTACCTAAGTTAGGATAAGGTGCAACATGCGGAAATGCCCATCCTGCTACTTCGTTCGTTTGATTATTGATAACAATTTTGTAATAACCATGAGGAACAACGACGCCGTTGCCGATTTTCTTATCTTGTGCATTATATACTCCACCTACATAAATTGTATAACTTTGATTACGTTGAACAGCCCATCCGCGTACACTTGTTTCTAATAGTTTCCATATACCACGATTTAATGAACCGGCTTGAGGACTCATATTAGTCATTAAGAAACTTTCATATTCTACTTGAACATCCCAAGATAGATCACCATCTGGACTCATATGTCCTTTATCAAAACCTGTACCAGCATAATCATCTGGTTTAGGACCATTTGGTATAGATTGATCAACTGCAAAAGCATTTGTTCTACCCACACAACCCAATGCGTTAGGTGGCATTAATTCGTATGTTACAAATTTGGGTATCTTTGCAGCAGCATCATATCCAACTAGATATCCTTGACGGCAAATAGGTTGAACATTTTGTGTTTGCGGGAATCCGTATGGAGCATGTACTTTACATGCAGACGGAGGATTTGGTGGACGTTGTGTCCAAGCTGATGCGGTAAATGAAAGTGCCATCAGTATTAGTGCTAGTATTTTTTTCATGTTTAACTTACTTTGAAAAGTTTTGCATATTCTGCAAAATTATCTTGTCTATCTTTTAATCCCCTTAATGCAGGATTTATTTTGTGTGTTACTGATTTAGTATCTGCAAAATTTGTGATGTTTTTTGTTTTGTTCTGCCAAAACCATACAGCAATCTTTGCTGCTGTTGCAGGGTCAGCAGCTATTTCAGGTTTATTTAATAAATCAAGACCTAATGCTTGTCCTGCCATACGATAATTGTCACGACCAGTCAATTGAATATAACCTCTACCGTGAAATCGTTCCCCGTCACCTGCATGTTTATTACCTAATATCTTTGCTGTTTTGGGTGCAAATTGCGGATCATATTTTTGTTTATAGTAATTACTACCACCTCTCTCATCCATATGAGTAAAGTCAAAACTTTCATGTTTTACTTGTGCTAAAAATTGTGCTAATTCTTCGCCCTTAATTCCAGCTTGTGTTGCTACATTGGCTAAGTATTTCTCTGTGCCGTCTAGCATTGAAGCCGGTGATTGTTGTGTTATAGTGGGTTGTTGTGATAATTGCGGTTGATCAACTGATTTGTTATTTATACCTTGATGTGCTCCCAAAGCACCCAATGCTAATGCACCACCTGCTGCCCATTGTTTCCAACCTTCTTCTAGTTCTTGTTCAGTTAGTTCTTCTGGATTATAACCTTGCTCAACTAGATGACGATAATATTCATCACCTGTCCAACGATTACCTTGTTCGGAGGCCTCGTATATAAATTCTTTTGCTCTCATTACGCTCTGGCTTTTTTCAAGATGCTTCTAAGCTGCCATTGATGTTTTTCGTGAGCATCTAATCTTTCAGCGATAAAGTTAGCAATACCTTGTTTGTTTTCTTGTGAAGCGGAGGCAAAGCAATGATTAAGTAAATCAATCATCTTGCTATTATCTTCATACAATTCAGCAAACATTAATTCAGCACGAGGAATCTTAAGTTGGTCTTGAATGATAGTTAATTCAGCATAGCGTGTTAAGCTGCCGGGTGCATAACTATCTAATGTACGAATGTATTCAGCAACTTTATCTACTGCGCTGTAAACTTCTTCATAGAAATTACCAAAGAATTCGTGATATTGAGGGAAGTTGTCTCCTTCTACATTCCAATGAAAGTTTTGTGCTTTGATAGACAATGAGTTAACACTTGCCAATAATACTTTTAAATCTTCTGTTAACATAATTATCCTTTACTTTTCTTTCTTTGTATTGACATTGATAGCTTTACCACTACGGTCAGGATTAGGATCTTCTCTGCGTTTTCTAGCAGCAGCACTTGCACGACCCTTCTTACCTAAATTCTGTGCTTTACTTTGAGGCAAGCACTTTGGTTTACCTTCACTATCATCACCTCTAGCACAATCACCGCGGATCTTTCCGTCTGGACCAAATCGTACCCACTTTTCTTTGAACCACTGATGTAAGTTTTCATCTACTTGTTCTAATCCCTCTAGTATAGAACTTTCATTCTTGCTACTATTGCCCCAACTATCTGCGCCCTTCTTACGACACTTAACTAATGCACCTGATGCATAAGCACTTGGCCATACTTTGTAACGACTCTTTACTTTATAATAGCAAGCATCTTTCTTTTCATTCATCAATTCTTCACTAACCATTTCACCACCGCAGTGCGGACAGCTTTTACTATGTTTTTCTTCCCATACATTTTGCTCAGGACGATGCTTGGCCCAGAATCCGGCACCGGCATCAGTTTGCTGACCACTACGGCGTATCTTGTATCCTTTGCTTTTTACAAAGTCATACATAGTTTGAGCAATGCCTTGCCCACGATACTTTTCTTCAACTTCTAAGTCTTGGGGCATAAGATAGTCTCCGTCCATAACAAACAACACATGTCCAAGTTCTCTGCTTCCTGCTGAGGCTTTAACAAAGACTTCATCATCATCTTTTTGAAGTAACAAATTTATACCATTAAAATTTTCTCTATCTTCTTCAATATCTAATTCTTCATTAGTTTTATTTTTGGCACAACTACCCGGAAAGCCTGCTTTGGTACCACTAACTCTATGATAACCGGACCAACAACTTAATTCATCAAGTTGTTCTTCATCAATATTAGGGTTATTAATTTGTTCTGCTACACTATTCAAATGGTCATTACTGGTAGTAACATAACTGTACATCCAACCATCTAGACTAACACCCTTATCTAATTGATTTTTAATATGTATTGCGTTTTTAATAATTTCACGAATCTCTCCTTGAGCCATGCCATCAATTTGTTCATCTTCTACCGTGTAACTTTCATTTTTTGGCTTTTTAGAATCATTATCAAATTGTTTATTAGTAGCTTTTACAATGCCACTAAAACGCTTATCACCTTTTTTGAAGTCACCGGCTTTATCTGCTTTACTAGCATCTGCCGCGGCAGCAGTTTTGTATTGTGATAACTTTTCGTTAGATAGTTCTGTTAGAAAATCAGTAGGTTTCATATTATTTCTTCTTATAACTTTCTGCTACTTTTTTCTTAGCAGCATCCCAAGCAGCATCAGTTTTTTCATTATGTTCTTTGCCGCCGGCACCAATGTCAGCAATTCTGCTACCTACATCTTTTTTAGTTTTTACTACGGCTTTGTTGTGCTTGTCTACTTTACCTTGTAGCTTTTTAGCAAAGTCAATTTTGCCTTCCGCTACACCTTTATTAGAATCCATTCTTGATCTAACCCGATCTAATGCACTTGCCGGTTTTGCTGGTATCGCAGATTGTTGCGGTGACGTTGGTGTAGGGGGCACGAATTTAACTTCTTGATTTTCTATATCAAAAACACCTACTTCTTTTCCCTTATCGTATGCTATTACTAACAACGGTGGACTTTTTCTTTGTTGTACTTTGGCAGTTGGATAATATTTTTTTATTTTTTCCATCCATTGTTTATATTCATTGTTTCCAATGCTTCCTAGAGCAGAAATAGAATTTTCTCTTAAACGTTGGTCTTGTTGTGCTAAGGAAGCTTGGGTCAGCGCAGTTGGTTCTTCTGGTCTATTGCTGGGCAATATTTGTGCTCCAATTGAAGTTGCAAATTTGTTAGCATTATCTTCAAACCCTTTTCTTATACCTTTTAAATCATCTACAGTAAGAGTACCTGTTTTTCTGTAGATTTCTTGTGCTGCTTTAGAATAATCGGGTCCCATACGCACGGCCTTGCCCATTAATACTAATTCTATAGGAGTTGCATTTTCCATACCGTATACAAAAATTGAACCAAACTTTGTTTGGAATTTTCCTGCGTCAGGGGTTCCTGCTTTACCATCTTCATCTTTTGTGTTATAAGCATGAATGTCCTGCTGTTCCTGACTAAAAGATTTAAATATGTTTCTTACTGTATCAGTTAAACCTAAACCCGGTTGAGCCTTGCCTGTTTGTCTATTAAAGCCACCTTGAATAGTAGATCCAAAGTTCTTCACTTCAATTTGGCTAAGTTGTTTGGCAATGCCTAATCTTTGTTCTGGTGCTGCCTTTGATAATTTTTCTTTAACATGATTAGACCATCCAGTAAAATCATCTGCTTCATCTTTCCAACCTTCCGTGACACTTTGCTCACTACCTTGATCCATATACCATTTAAGAATTCTTAACAACTCAGTAAGTGCTTCTTTTCCTTCAGGATCACTACAGTAGTTTTTAGCCATTCTAGCCAAGTTGTACATTGTTTGTAAGTTGCCTGTGCTTACATCGCCTTCATTCATACCTATCTTACGCATCACCGCTGGAGAAGCGATTTTAGAAGCAATATTTTGTATCGTTTCTTTTCTTTTTACTTGTGCTGCCCTATTGTCCATTTTTTGTGATACATTATCATAATGTTTTGCTAATGGATTCATATAGCCTCCACCTAATGCATCATGTAACTTGGGCTCCATTGCTTGATTACGTTTGTCTGTAGCAGCCTGTGCGGCTCTTCCCAAGAGACCAGAACTAAGTTCATTAATACCTTGCTGACCGTACATAGGAAGTTGCCAATTTCTATGTATTTGGTCAACATAGAAACTGTAAAAGCCGCGGCGCTCATTATATGCTCTATCGCCCAATACTCTCTTTAATGCTAGTACAGCATCACTTATTTCTGGACCCTTCATTACTCGTAATGCGTCAGTAACAATTGAATCAACTCTTTGTGAGCCTTCGGGTAATACACCTTTTGGGCCTGCCATTGGTTTTGTTTGAATTCGCTTCTTAATTAAATCGTGCTTGTCTTGGTCAGGTCCATCACTGGCCATTATATCATCAAAGTCTCTGGTAGCGACTCGTAGCCTTTCCATGTCTTTTTTAGACCATTGGCGATCAGAACCTTCCATAGCATCACTATCATGTTGCATTTCTTGGCTGCTGACTAGATAATCCATGACACTAACCATCATGCCTTTTGCTGCACCAATCTTCTCTGATACCCACTCAGGGAATTCAGATTGAACAGACAATCTCTCATCTAATTCACTAGCAGCACGGGCAATAGTATGTAAACTGTTCTTTAATGTGTGACCTTCATGTTCACCTTGATCCATATCATGCTTAACGAATCCGGTTCTTCTTAGTCTGCCTTGACCTGGAATAACGATTAAATCTTGTTCTGCTAAATCATCTTCGTTAACTGCCGTCATGCTTGCTTTGATTTCAGCTTTTGTTTTTCCATATTTCTTTTGAAATTCAGCAGTAGTTAACTCTTTTAAATCTATTGTTAGTTCTTTGACTTTGCTTTCTGTAATGCTATTAGCGTAAGGACCTTTCTTTTTAGCGCCCTTCATTAATTTTTGAACGGGTTTTAGTCCTGGAACATTGACATTTTCACGGGTTTGAGTCATCATAGGCTGTGCTACGGTTGCGACTGATCCTGCGGTGGTTGTTTCTAGTATTTGCTTAAATCTCATGACGGTTTCCCAAAGTTATAGAGTATTTATCAAAATACCATAATATAGAAACTATTGTTTTATCAATATATGTTTAATTATGACTGCGGGGAGATCAATATCCCATTTGTTACGCCTATTGTCCCATCCAGAAGGGAACGCATGATGGGTATTATGTAATCCACTACCCAAAGTAATCAAATTTACCCAGCGATTATTGTAACTATTGTCATTGGTTTCGTATAGTTTTTCACCTGCAATATGACATACTGTATTGACTAATCCAGCAGAATGGAATGCCAAAACACTAGGGATACTAATTAAAAAGATAGGAAGTTGCCAATTAATAAGAAACAATGATAACCAGACTAATCCAATAAACCAAAAATAATAATTATACATTATCATTTGTTCTTTATCTCTTAACATATCTTTTATATGTTTAACTTCTATATTAAAAGGTTTCCATAATGTTAACCATATTTTCCATGCTGGTTGATTTCCGTGTGGATCAGCATCAGTATCTGAGGTAGCATGATGTTTTCTATGTACGCCTGCCCATGCCATTGGTGGACCAAAACAATTTAGACTACCTAATATTAACATAGTATAATGCCAAAATCTAGTCGTTTTAAAACTACGATGAGAGAAATATCTATGTAACCCTACCTCTCCGCCCAGTTTAGTAATTAATAAAAAGGCAATTAATGATGCAGCTAGCAACCATAAATTTCCATAAATTAAACCTACGATTGAAATAACGTGGTTAAACACTATTAATAATTTGATTTTATAATTCATAATTTTTAGATTTTGCCGTTTGCTTTAGCAGTTGGGGGGATTCCTGCTCTACTGGTGTTCCAATAGAAGGCTTTTGCGTTCTTTTTGATAGAATCTGGGTGTACATCTACAGTTAATGCTGTCTTAAATCGTGGGTCATTCTTTTGTTTTTCGCTTGGGATATATCCACTTGCTTCAGTCAAGTTTTCACCACCATAATGGTCTATCTTGCCTGCTTTATGTAGTTGTTGTGCTTTTTTGAATTCTTTTTGAATATCATCAGTTACTCTTACTACCCAACCATTGTTCGTCATATACTTGAAAGGATCAGTTATTTCTTCTTGTTTCAATGGTTTACCCGGGTTCTCACTAAAGTATTCCCCCGTTGGTAACTTTTTAAATCTACTAGCATCAAACACACTAACATATGTCTTTGTGTTGCGAATTCTAGGGATATCTTTCTTGTCAAAATATACAACAGGTTGACCTGTTTTAGGATCATTCAATTCTAAGAATCTAGTTTTACTTGCATTGCCACTAGCATATAATGCTGTACGATGTGGTTCACCTGCATATAAACCCTTCATTTCTTGTGTAAAGTTGTCTTTCTTTTCTAAACCGCTTTCATGCCAATCATCTGTCCCATAATATGTTTTCATACCAGACATAAAATCTGTAATAGGTGTCATATCAACTCTAGTTACATATTTAGGAGAAACCTCTTCTGATATTCCACCACGATATTGATTATCTTTAACGCCAGCATAGGGACTTACTGGTGGAGTCTTTTCACTAGCAAATTGCATGGTGTAGTTTTCTTCTACATCTTTTTTAACACTCTTGTACCCATTCATATAAAAATATACTTCTTCTGGATGTTTAGCCTGCTTGTCTTTAAGTGTTGTCAAATATGTGCGTGGATTAGGTCTAGCACCGCGAGTAGCATCCCTCACCCCAGCATCGTACCAATGATTTGTTTCTTCATTTTCATCTATATTTTGGTACATAGTCTCAAACGATAACTTCTCACTATGTAACTTGTCTCTCAAATCATATAGTTTTGTAATATATCCCTGACTACGCAACATCTTGTATGCTAAATTCTCAGGACCAAACTCACCACCTTTATCTAAACCTGCTTGTCTATATCTTTTGATTGTGTCTATTATATGTTTTACTTTACTATACTTTTTGGACTGTAGTGCTATCTCTATTAAACTTAATAACTTTTCATACTTACTTTTAGTGGCGGTTTGGTCAAAATCACTTCTACGCTTAGTGGGTATTCTTATCCACTGGTCATTCATTACACTATATTCACCTAAACTTACAACAGGTTGTCTACTGTCTTGCACATATAATTCTATTGGAATTTTATGAATCGTTATATCATGTGTATCATTGTATATTGTTTTCTTTGCTGTAAATAATTCTCTATATACTTCATCAACAGGTAAATTACCCATGTCTACTAATATATGTAAATCTAAGTCGCTATATTTTGTGTAACTGTATGCAGCATTGCTACCTGATATTGTAATGTCATTTACATCTAAATCATTTACTCCCAATTCTGACAAGAAATCTTCTGCTATCTTAAGTAGTTGTTCTCTAACTTCTGGTCGCAACTTAGTGCCATTCCACAACTTAGGGTTAAGTTTATCGTGGAATGTAACGGCATCGCTTAGTTTAAAACTGTTAAGTTCTTTTAGGTTCATTTTTTGGATCAGGCTTCTGTGGTTTGGGGGGATATTTTGGGGGCTTATGTCTAAACCAACTCATATATGTATTTAGTTTTATATTAAAAAAGCCCCTTTCGGGGCTTTTTTATGCTGCTGTAATATTTTTAATTTCGTTGCCGTCTTTGTCAACTAATTTCATACCCAGACTTTGTTGTTGTTGCAAGAACATTGGTCCGACTGTTTTAAGCAAGTGTTCTTGATTTTCCATACAGAAAACATAACTACCTGAATGACGTAATAGAACACGTTTGTCCATCCAAATACGTCCACCCATATCACGCCAGTTTTCACAGAATGTCCAATCTTCACTGTAATAACGATTTTGACGAACCGCAGTGTCAAAATATGTTTTCAAGTGTGCATCATACTTTGGATCAAGTCCAATGTCGTTCTTGTATTGCTTAACTGCTGGATGAGATTTAAGTTTCTCAAATACATGTTTCTTCATTAACAAGAAACCCGTACCTGCTTTAGATACTTCTTGTAATCCATCTGCACCTTCTTCAGCACCTTCGAATCCATTAACTACCCACTTGATAGGCATAGTCTTCATTGGATACAATCCACCAATAACATCTACGTCACGGTTTAGTAACACTAGTAAGTGCCATGGCTCCCAACCAATGTCAGCGTCAACAAAGAATAAATGTGTTGCGTCTGGCATGTCTAAGAACTTAGCAGTTAGTGTATTACGGGCACGACTGATAAGACTTTCGTTGACCATTGTTTCCAATGTCCAGTCAATGTTTAATTGACGGGCTGTGTTAGCCCACTTAATGAAACTCATAAATGTTGATTCAGTCAACATACCACCATAGCAAGGCATAGCGATATGCACTTTGGTTGTACGTAGAAAGTCTACATTTACTTGTACTTGTCCGGCTGCGGGTGCTTCAGCAGGAGTATCTTCTGCTTTTGCTGCTTGTTCTGCTGCCGCTTGTTCAGCGATTTCCTGTACTTTTTCTACGGGTACAGTTTTTTCTTCTGTTGATTTTGATTTCTTTGTTGCCATAAGGTCCTCTTGTTAAGATATAATTATTTACATCAGGAAGAGGGGTATGAAATATTTTTATTTTTCGTCTAAATAATCTTGATTTTCAGATTCAGTTAGTGCCGCAATACTTGTACCGATGCCCGCACTAGCTAATGTGTATTTTATAGTGTCTGTCCAACTCTTTCCGTTAATACGTGAAACTAATGTTGGTATAACTGTATTCAATACTGATTGTAATAATATGTTTGTTTGCGAGGGGTTAAGTCCCATTTTACTTGCAGAACTTAATAATCCACCTGCAAGCAAGGCACCTACAGTAGTAATGATACCACCTTGTATATATGGATTCTCTTTGCCTGTTTTGAATATATCAATTAGTTTTGAGCGAACTTCAGGGTCATCTGTTTTATGTAATAAAGTTCTGGCCTTATCTACATAATCATCAATCTTTTCTTTATGTATATCATGTACGATAGGTTCATAAAATTGAATAACCGTTTTAACTGGGTCAATTTCTTTTTCTTCTTCAATGGGTTCAATTGTAGCACCCATCTTCATCTTTTCATTAACACTTTCTACTCCCATACCAGCATCCAATAACTTAACAACGTTTGCTGCTAACTTGGGATTCTTTTGTGTTGCTGGATATAAACTTAGTACCATCGCTGTTTTACGTTTGTCATTTAGTTTAGGCCACATACTACGAATCTCACTAGCACTAGTAATGCCAGGACCAAACTCTATGGTTGGTAAGTAAGCAATGTAAGCATGTTTGCTAAAAGGTTGTAAATCTTTACCTGTATACGGTTGAAAATAACTAGGACTACCATCTTTCTTTGTGCCGCCGGGCTTAGGACTTTCGTTACGATCCTTTTCACTGCGAACAAATATCAATACATCGCTATTAGGATCATATTGTCTTGTGATTTCTTCTGCTTTGAATGGGCTTGTAACTTGTACAAAATGTCCAGGAGCAACACCTGCTACTTTAGCAAGTTTTTCTTTAATCTTAAAAGGAAAAGGTCTTTCTTCTTGGCTATTAGTCGCAGCTACATATACATCAGCACCAGGAAAGGCTTTTACTGCTGATTGATATAGTGAGGCATGACCCGCATGAAACGGGTGAAAGCCTCCGGGCATTACGACTATTGTACTCATTATTGCTGACCAGTTATTGCCTGTAATAATGCTCTAGCTACTACACGATCTTTTTCTTGTTCTTCATCTGACAATTGAGCATAAGGTATATTCATTAATTTTTCACGTTGTTGAAGTTTTGCTTCTAACTTACCTGCTGCTTTTAATTTTTCAGTGTCATCAAATTGTTCTGGATTCTCTACGAATTGTTTAGCGGTTACATTCCATCCATTGTGTATCGCATCGCTAATCTTTTCAATATCAGTAACACCTGCACTAATTAATTTTAATGCAAATTCTGCTGATTTCAAATTAGCCTGCCAGCCAAATGTATTTCCGGGACTACTACGACCGTAATGATATGCATCATCTAATGCCTTGTCACTAATTTGTGCTAATTGACTGATATCCATGCCTTCATTTATCATATCAATATATTTTCTAAAAAGTTCAGTACTCATTTTAATATTCCTTAATAACTTAACTTAACGTAATTAACTACACCTTGATTGAAGTCTACAATCTTTGCTCTCATATACACAAAATTACCAGTTATATTTGTATATTGTGTTGCGTTTGGATTGTCACTTCCGTTAAACTCATATACATCAAACCATTGATTGTCTACGGTTGCAGGATTTGCTAGTGTTGCTTGAATAACAATGTTACCAATAATGTTTGACACACTAAGGTTGACTGTTTGTAAATCTCTGTTGCCTAAATAATAAGCAGCAGCAGGCTGAGCATTCCCTACAACAGTGTAGGGTGCTGCATTACCCGGATTAACATAGGCTGTCTGCGGGAACAGAATAAGGGTTGTAGATTGGCTCATTATGCTCTTACCACTTCTACGACAACTGCTTCACCGACTAATTCTTGTGCAACTTGTTCTAGCGCAGCCTGAACATCTGCACCTACAAGTCCACCATTGTCGGTGTCTGAATCTTTAACGATTTTACTGAATTTGACAACTAATATGTCCTCTACGATTTTTGCCATGATAATACTCCGTAGAGTATTTATCATTTTAGACAGGATCGGGACGTTTTTCTAATTTGTATCGTTTTCCAAGCATATGTCCATACATTAACATCAGATAACTTAATGTACTTTCACTATCATAATCAATAGAATGAGTTCCGCTAGTATAGCGATAACTCCAACTGTTAAGTGCAGCAATTGGCCGTTTAATATACCCATCTAACCAGTCACGTAACGCATTGCTTGGAACCAATTCTTTACTTTTCTTAACAGTATCACACAAATCTTTGATAAAATTCTTATCTTCAATATAAGCAGTTTTTAAATAAATCCTGTAGTTATGCTTTGGCTTATTGACATAGTACTTTGTACCAGCAAATTGCTCTAATTGTACCTCAGTAATTTTTACAGTAATTGGTCCAAGTTCCTTCAATGTAAGTAACAAATTTAAATCGTTGCTGTAAACTGAAGCAGTATCACCCTCAAGTCTAAAACCCACCGTTCTGGGTTTTTTGTTAGCATTACGCCAATCAATGAAGTTAGTAATTTCGTTGAAATTTCCTACAACCATAGCTTTTCTATCTACTCTCAACCTATTGTATCCAGTAGAATCTATTCGTTTTACTAAATCTTCTGGAGTTTTAGCATAGCTAGAAAGACCCAACCCATCTATTCTGAATTTAGCACGATATCTATAGTTGTTGTAATAGTTGTTTTCCTTATATTCATAATAATCAATATTCGGAACGTCTTTAACTGACCTCAATAATCCCATCTTCATTCACCTTAGCTGTTAGTTTATGTGTTACTGCAAAATCAATTGCACCGTCTGTCATTACACAGTTAATTGTAGCAGATTTAATGCGTTCAAACAAGACCTTCTTACTTAGAGGTACCCGAATCAATTCATCAATCTTACGTGATAATGGTCGTGCGCCCATTTTCTTATCGTACCCTTGATTCGCTAAGAATTCTACTACCGGTTCACTTAAGTTTAATGTGATATCATGTTTGTCAACCAAACTCTTTTTCAAGTCATCGGTAAACTTAATAACAATCTTCTTAATAGCAAGTGTATCCAATTTGTTAAACTTGCAAATCAAGTCAACACGGTTACGAAACTCAGGCTTAAAGAATTCTTTTAATGCTCTGTCATCTTCTCCGGTCTTCTCTTGACTACCGAATCCAATGTTGTTGCGCTCACTATCACTACTTCCCAAATTACTGGTCATAATAATGATACTATTCTTACAGTTAACTTGCTTACCGTTACTACCAGTGATATGTCCTTCATCTAACATTTGTAAGAAGATATTAAAGATATCTGGATGTGCTTTTTCAACCTCATCAAACAACATGATTGAATGTGGGTTCTTACTTAAGTCATTAATCAATCGTCCACCGGATACTTGACTATCACCAAACCCAACATAGCCAGGAGGAGGCCCAATCAAACTACTAACGCTATGCTTCTCTGCATACTCGCTCATGTCATACTTGAGTAAAGGCATGTCTAAGTTCTTGCTTAGTAGTTTAGCAAGTTCAGTCTTACCAGTACCAGTTGGTCCTAAAAATAAGAAACTACCTGTTGGCTTAGTGTCGTTACCGATACCAGCAAAGTTAACATAGATACGTTCAAGCACTTGTTGTACAGTTTCATCTTGACCGTATAGTTTGTCTTTGATGTTTGATTCTAAGTTATGAATCAAATCAAAGTTGTCACCCTTCATCTTATCAGCGGGTACTCCGGTGAAACGTTCAACTTGGTCAAATACTAATTCTTTAGTAATGATTGCACCCTTGTTCTCTGCTACACGTTGTTTAGCACACGCGGCATCAAGCAAGTCAATGGACTTGTCTGGATTCTTACGGTCATGAATATAACGGTCAGCACTTTCAACTGCTGCTTTGATTGCCTCATCACTAATTTCAACATTGTGGAAGTCATTAAGTCTTAAACTCAATCCATTCAAAATACGAATCGTTGTGTCATGGTTAGGTTCATCAACTGAAACACGATAGAACCTACGCATCAATGCACGGTCCTTCTCAAATGATTCGTAGTATTCTTCCCATGTTGTACTAGCAATAACTTTAAGAGTTCCCTTAGTAATTGCTGGCTTAATCATGTTACTGAAATCAACACTACCATTGTTAGCACCACCTGCGCCTTGCATAGTATGTGCTTCATCAATAAAAAGAATAGTCTTTTTCTTTGTGTTCAATGCGTCCAATACTGCTTTAACTTTTTCTTCAAAGTCGCCGCGATACTTACTACCCGCAAGCAATGAGCCAATCTCTAAACTATATAGCTGATGATCTTGTAGAAATTCAGGTACTTCTTTGTTAATCATCATCTGCGCCAAACCTTCAGCAATAGCGGTCTTACCAACGCCAGGGTCACCTACCATCAATACATTTGACTTGAATCGTTTAGCTAGGACATTGATAATATCATCAAGTTCTTTACTACGACCAATTAATGGCTCAAGTTTACCCTGTGCTGCTAGTTGAGTTAAGTTAGTAGTATGTTCTTCTAGGATTTCATCCGCTTGTGTATCAGTTAGATTGCTAGTTTCATTGTGCTTATAATGTTTTTGCCAATGCCCAACAAATTCATTTTTATTAATTCCATATTTAAGTAAGAAATAATGTGCATGACTATTGCCTTCGGATGCAATACTTAAGTATAAGTCGATTGTAGTAACTTGCCTACGCCCGCTAAACAATACTTGTGTTACTGAACGATTCATTACACGTTCTAAACTATTAGTTTTACGGGGTACTACTTCATCATCTTTGCTTACAATAGCATGTAGACTATCCAAATATGCACTTATTTCTTGTGACATTGAATCAATATCAGCACCAAAACTTACTAAGCATTTTTTAAATGAAGTATGGGTTATTAGTGATAACAATAGATGCTCTACGGTTACGTATTGGTGTTTACGTTCTTTGCTATAGTGAATAGCATTTTCAATAATACTATCTATTTCGGGTGAATGTGTCATTTAGACTCCTTTGTTTTTTGTTGAAGAATACTATTGATAACTTGTTCGTCTATTATATCGGGAATAAACGGTTTCAGCAAGATTATTTGGTCACCGAACGCCGATGTATTATAAATGGGCATTCCTTGTCCTGATAATTTTAATTGTATGTGTGGTTGTGTCTTTGGTTTTACAGTTACCTCAAGTGTTTTTCCTGACAAGGTAGTGAATTCAAAAGTTGTACCGACTATCAAATCAAATACTGATATAGTATGATTACAAATTAAATCATTACCTTGTCTATCGTATTTAAGATGGGGTTCGACCCGAAAATCTACTATTAAACTAGCACCATCTAATACGTTATCAATTTTCATTTGATTACCATTTTGTATACCTTTGGGTACTTGAATGGTTACCGCATGTGTATTAGTAGGTGTTTGTAATTTTAGTATTTGTTCACCACCATGATATGCTTGTTGTAATGTTATATTTATTGTTGTTCGGAATACTTGTTGTTGAGGTTGTTGTCTACGCTGATTAAACGGGTCAAACGGGTTACCGCCACCAAACATCTGACTGAATATATGTTCAAATCCAGGGGGTACTCCACCTTGTTGATGAAATCCTTGAGGAGCAGGATTGTCGTATTGTTGTCGTTTGTTTGGGTCGCTTAGTGTATCGTAGGCAACTTGAATATCTTGGAATTTAGCCTTGTCGCCACCTTTGTCAGGATGATGCTGACTAGCCAGTTTGCGATATGCTTTTTTGATTTCGTCCGGTGCTGCATTCTTGGCAACACCTAAAGTACTGTAATGGTCCATTTAAACATTATAGCATACTACTATGCTAGTGTCAACACTTTTAGTTAGCGCCGGCAACCTTTTCTTTAGTACGACCATACGCTGCGATACCCAATACAGCACCCATAGCAATATGATATAGTCCGGCACCTTGCAATGTCAAGGGTTGCCACTGACTAGTAACTTGCCCATGATTTAATGCTTGCAATAGACTCCAAAGAACCGGGAATAAAATGAAATCAGCAAAACATGTGGACATATATAACCATCCCATTGCAGGACGCCATTTTGAATTTACCCAATGTTCGCTTTCTTTATCATGTGCGACTAATACATCAGCGCCACTTGCTGCGTTAGTAGGAGCAGCACCAGTTAGTACTGGTTGTTGTCCACTTGATTGATTAATGTTTTGAGTACTTCCGAATCCTGTATTTGATTGTTGATTAAATCCGGGGGAGTTAAAACTGTTTTGATTGAATCCAGACGCTCCTGTTCCAAACGTTGAATTTCCACCAAAGCCTGCTGTAGTATTTGTTGTTCCATAAGTACTTCCCTGTGGAAATTGAGGTATAGAAGGATCAGCGGCTAACAATTCGTGGTGATCATCACTTTTTGCTACCGGAGCACCTGTTACTGTTTTTTGTGCTAGTATGGTTGCCATTTTATAAACCTGCCATTGATATAAATGCTTTTAATTCACTATCTGGTTCTCCGTGTATATTTACTGTGTCTAAACCTGCACGATGACGCATTTCATTTAATTCTTCTTCATCTTCATTTTCTTCACGGTATTCATGTGGACTAATAGGTATAACTTGTTTTAATACATCTTCATCTGCATCATAATCTTCTGCATCAACTATAACGGTCCACTCATTTATACTTAAATCAGTAAGTGTTTTCAAATCGGTTATCAATTCTACTATACGTTCTGGAACTTTTGTTCTACGCTTCATTTCTACAAATACTAAATATTTGCCAGGACTTAATTCACCCTCACTGATATTAGCATCTAGTACCCAATCATACCCACGTTCAAACCAATCAACTAAATCATTGCCGGCCGCTTCACTATTAACAGTAAATGCTAGTGTAACAATATCACTATCTTTGCCCATTTTAGCAGCATATTCATCTACGGAAACGATAGGTTCTATTTGATCTACCATATCCAAATAATTTAAACCTTCATTAATGATTCTTCTTGTCATGTTATACCTTACATTGCCGGTGCAGCTGGTGCAGCTGGTGGCATTCCACCCATTCCAGCATCTTCTTCTTGTTCTTCTTGGTCAGTAGTAGAATTTTGATCTAAATCGTCATCATATGAATCATCTAATTCTTCCAAATCAATTGTCTGTCCAGCTAAGTCAATAGAACCTTCTTTAATATCATCTAGTAAATCTTTCGGTATCTCTATGTAAACAAACCAAACTTTCTTTGGTGACATCTTTGGATAACGTGTACCTGCAACGTAATCTTCGTAATCTTTAACTTCGACAGGAACTTCAATCTCTGATTTGGCAAACTTGACTTTACATCCAATAGATACCAATCTTTTAGCACCATTTGGATCGGGCATTAATTTGTATGGCCACATGAATATACTACTAACTGTATAGCGTTTTACATTAGGGCCTTGAACTAGTTCCCCTAATTCCCAATTTCTAAATGCATATAAATCGGATTCATCCAAGACTCGTTCAAAGTCCAATAAGGTACTCATTGAACCATCACTGGTGAATATACCCTTTACGGTGTCAACAATGCTGACATAATCAACATTATCAAAGAAATTGTCGGCGGTTTCGTGCTTCATTAATATATTTATCTTTTATTGATTAATAGCACTAATAAGAATGAGAAGTATTTTAGCGTTAAGCCAAGTATTTAGTCTAAAAAATTGCGTTAAAAGTCTGATACATTACACTATGCATTTAACCTTAAATAATATTGAGTGTTATGAGAACTCACGCTCTTATGAAGGAGAAAATACATTGAGCAAACGGAAAACCAGTGCTTTACGCACTACTCAGCAAGATCCTCGCTTTCCAAGCAAAAAAACAAATCAAACTTTTTACATGAAAGAATCAAAAACAATAGACTTTTCGCAAGCGCAAAAATCTGTAAGGATCAATAAACGACCCGTACAGTTAGTGCCCAAATCTCTAAATCAAGAAAATTACATTATCGCACTACTAGATGAAAACACCGATATCGTTGTTGTCACTGGTCCAGCTGGTACAGGTAAAACTTATTTGGCGATGCAGGCAGCTATTAAAGCAATGCGGTCCGGAGAATGTGATAGAATCATATTATCTAGGCCTGCGGTAGGAGTGGATGATGAGAAACACGGATTCTTGCCAGGTGATATCAATCAAAAGATGGAACCGTGGACAAGACCATTAATGGATGTATTACGTGAGTATTACACACAGGCAGAAATAACCCATATGTTGGAAGAACAGATTATAGAGATTGCCCCATTGGCATTCTGTCGTGGTCGTAACTTCAAACATAGTTGGGTAGTGTTAGATGAAGCGCAAAATGCAACACCTGGTCAACTCAAAATGATTATGACTAGAATCGGCGTTGGCA